TTATGATAAAAAAGTTTTACCATCTATGCGTTCGCTACAATTTGGTGGCAAACCTATTGAAATATCTCCTAATCGCGTATACAATTGTGCGTATCTACCAATCGACGACGTTGAGTCGTTTAATGAAGTCATGTTTCTATTACTTGGAGGGACTGGCGTAGGTTATTCAGTACAACATCATCATGTTATTAAGCTACCTCCTGTCAATAAACCATATACAAAAAGAACTAGAAGATTTTTAATTGGTGATAGTATTGAAGGCTGGGCAGATGCAATTAAAGTATTAATGAAGTCTTACATGGGTGAAAGACGATCAAGTAAAGTTGTGTTTGATTACTCAGATATAAGAGCTAAAGGAGCATTGTTAGTAACATCAGGTGGTAAAGCACCTGGACCTCAACCATTAAAAGAATGTATAGTAAAAATAACAGGAATATTAGACAGCAAAGAAGACGGCGATCAACTTACGACTTTGGAAACGCACGACATAGTGTGTCACATAGCAGATGCAGTATTAGCAGGTGGAATAAGACGAGCTGCTTTAATTAGTTTATTCTCTGCCGATGACGATGCAATGATCGGTTGTAAGTCAGGGCACTGGTGGGAAGAAGCGCCACAAAGAGGTAGAGCTAATAACTCTGCTGTGCTTATGAGACATAAAATTACCAAAGACTTTTTTATGGATCTTTGGAAACGTGTAGAACTATCAGGCGCAGGTGAACCTGGTATTTATCTTAATAATGATAAAGACTGGGGTACAAATCCTTGCTGTGAAATAGCTTTACGACCATATCAGTTTTGTAATCTATGTGAAGTTAATGCTAGTGATATTGAATCACAAGAAGACTTTAATGCTAGAGTTAAAGTCGCAGCATTCATAGGTACATTACAAGCTGGATATACAGACTTTCATTATTTAAGAGACGTATGGAGAGAGACAACAGAAAAAGACGCGCTGATTGGAGTGAGTATGACGGGTATAGGATCAGGCGTAGTACTAGGTTACGATCTGAAGAAGGCGGCAAGCGTAGTAAAAAGAGAAAACACCCGCGTAGCGAAGCTGATTGGAATTAATCCAGCAGCAAGATGTACAACCGTAAAGCCTGCAGGGACGACATCTCTGGCACTAGGAACTTCATCGGGTATTCACGCATGGCATAATGATTATTACATTCGTAGAATAAGAGTTGGTAAAAATGAAAGTATGTACAAGTACTTAAGTAAGTTTCATCCGGACTTAGTTGAAGATGATTATTTTAGAGCTCATGATACTGCTGTAATTAGTATACCACAAAAAGCACCTGAAGGATCTATACTTAGAGATGAGTCACCATTTGATTTACTTGAGCGTATAAAGAAAGTTGCTACTGAGTGGGTACAACCAGGTCACAGACGTGGAAGTAATACTCATAATGTTTCAGCTACAGTTAGTTTAAAACAAGATGAATGGAAATACGCAGGTGAGTGGATGTGGGAAAACAGAGATCATTACAATGGTTTATCTGTATTACCATACGATGGTGGAACTTATACTCAAGCACCATTTGAAGATATCAGTAAAGTTAAATACGACATGATGATGAAGTCATTAACTGATATAGATTTATCTAATGTGTATGAAGGAGAAGATAATACTGATCTTGCAGGCGAATTAGCTTGTGCTGGTGGTAGTTGTGAAATAACTTAAATGAATAAAGGGGCTACGGCCCCTTTACTTTTTTATAATGTCTGTATAATACTAATACGTAACTTGTTTCTATTAGTGCTGTAACACCAATTAATTCTTGTAATATGTCCAATCAAATACACTTTCGTTTGCAACTGCTAACGTGTCAACTACAACGTTAGTACCAGGTTCTGCTACAATGTTTACATCACCTGCGTATGTAACATTACCATTTACTCCGTCTCTAAAATGCATGCGATTATTCTCGTGATATTCTATTCTGCAGTTTGTTATACTAAACATAGGATTATAAGATCCTTCTCCTCCGTCTAATTCTAAGACATTATTAGTAACGTAATCAGGTACAAGTAATACATTATTAATATTACCTGCATAACCTTGATCTACATCTACAAAATCATCTGCACATCCCCATACTAATAAGTTCTCTACATTTACACTTCCTCCAAATAATTCAATGCCATCATCTGCATTACCCATTATTTCTATATTGTTGACTATTGTTCCGTCACCAACACATCCTAATGTTAAAGCATTAATTTCATTTCCTTCTCCTATATCAGATCCTCCATGTCTTATAGATACGTAACTTAATATACCTGCATCATGATGTGGGTTGTTACCTCCGTATAAACCTACTGTATCATTTGCTGGTATACCTTCTATTTGTACACGATCTACTTGACCTGGAAAACTACCAATTGCATCACCTAAAATAATAAGTCCACCCCATAAACCTCTTACAGATCTTGGAATATTTCCATCAGCTGTAAATATAATAGGTTGCTCAGGTGTACCAACTGCATTTATCTTAGCTCCGTTAGTTATTATTAAGCAGCTTGCATTTGCACCAGTGCCTGATCTACCTTTAATTACTGTCCCAGGTTCTATGGTTAACGTGTAACCCGGCATTATACTTACTCGTCCACGTAGCATCCAGTCTCTGTCTGCAGTTAACGTAGTATCATTATATATTCTACCTGTTAAATCGTCAGTAATTATTTTTATTGGTTCTGGCTTAGTGCAACTACCTAGTAACAACAAAGCAATTAGTAATTTCTTCATACATAAGCTATCACCCTATTGTCATTATATTTCCTTAAGATAAAGTTAAGTAATTGCTAATAAAAAAGGGAGACCTTACGATCTCCCTTGGGTTACAGGAACTTTGGGTATGGTGCCCAGTTTTATTTGTTCCTAAATTCATATTTTAATAATTCAAAATCTTTTGAATAAAAATTATTTATATGATGTATATTCTCTTCATTTAAATATTTAGTATAATCTTCTCTTACAATGTTGCCTCTTGAATTTAATGGATTGTTTAAATCTTTTTTAGTAGTAGCATTTATATGTGGTAAAGGTTTTTTATTAACATTAAACGGAAGATCTAACCATTCATTGTTTAAGTTTTCGTATCTTATAATTTTATTTATACTATTTTTTTCTAACCAATCAGTTTGTAGATGTAGATGTGGCACTCTTATTGTGTTTACTAATTTTTTTAAATTTCTACATACATCATTAAAGTCAACATCACCATTGGTTTTAATAACTTTTTTGTATCCATATCTATCATTACCTCTTTTACACGTTGACCACCAAGCAGAAACTAATCTATCATAAGGATTTCTAACTATAGTAAACTTGTAATAATCATCAAAACCGGGTATAACTTTAGCATGATCTTGATAAATCCTACTGTCTTTAAATCTTTCAAAATATTTATAAACACTTCTAGTACCTGTCTTAGGTATTGCTATAAATAATATTTTGTTACTATTACTATATATCATCTAACCTTTTTTCTATTTTTTCTACTAGCTTGAAAATGCTCAATAATAGGATCAGAGTTAGGATAAATTTTTTTCATAGTATCAAATATAAACGTATACTCAGGTGGTATATTCATAACGCTTAAACCTTTACCTTGCATTTCTCTAATAGCTATTGGTAATACACTTTGCTCAGCTAATACTTTTATATTAGTGCTACTACATTTTGATATCCATAAATCACATAACTGTTTTGATCTTTCATTATTAGCAAAGTATATAGTACCACTTAAACATTCTGGTTGTTTTCTATAGGGAAAGTCTTGATATCTAACGCCTACGTCTTCTTTAATACTATAAAATAATTCTGGTTTACTTCTTACAATAGCATCTGAATCAACATAAACTATAGAGTGATCAGGATACTTATCTAACATATTTTTTATAACTCTTGGTTTCATTTTAGTGTTAGACTCCCAGTTGCCTAAATTTTGCACACCTATTATATCATGATCTAGATTTAATTCTTCTAACGATGCTTTTAGTTTTGCAGCTTCTATAGCATATGAAGTATTAAGTGTATAATAACCTATGAATTTTACTTTATTCATTTAACAAAAGGATTATTTTGCTTTTTCTTTTCTCTTTTAGTTTTCACAAAAGGATTACTAGAATTAGAAGAAGAACTTTTCTTTTTCTTAAATGGGTTTGTATTTTTATCTTTACCTTTTTCATCAGGCATGATCTGCCACTTTGGCCAACCCAATAACATAGCCATACTCTGCCACCAGTCTGCTTCTTCTGATAGTGCAGCTTGTACATTTTCTATTTTCAACAACATTCTATCTAAAGGTACGTTGGTAGTAGCGGCAATTACTTTAGCAGCGGCCTTATAAGCATTATTGTCTATGCTAAAACCTTTATCTATCATTTCTTGTCTACGCTTTTTGCTATCAAAATACCACGCAGCTTGTCTAAGTCTAGATATTTTAGAACTAATAGGTGGAGAAAATTGAGTTAGTTTCCATATTGAATCTACATATTCAGGTCTAGATCTACCAGATCTTTCATATAAGTCTAATAAAAAATTCTTAACAACAGAAACAGCAACACCACCTATACCTAAACCTCTTAGTATAGAGTCAGCCATACCATTAGCTGTATCATATAGTTTTTCTTCTTTCTTTTCATCATCTTCACCATCACCAAAACCTATAGCAAATACTGCTTGTTGTAGAGCGTTGAATATCATGTTTTGTACAAACGTATAGTAAGCTATTTTACTTATATTTTCTTTAGCATCTCCTCTACCGTTTATTAAATCTAAATAAGCTTTCTTTGTTAATCTACCATATTGCATTGGAGTTACACCAAAAGTCAAAGTTAATCTACCAAGATCACTAGATTGTTGAGCTGATATTTTACTAGGATCAGAAGACTGTTGTGACTCTTCAGACTTTTCTATAAATTCTGTATAAGCTTGTGCCTCAGCTTCTTTAACATCAAGACCTTGCTTAATTAAATCATTTATTCTATTTCTATAATAAGTAGCACCACCTGAAGCTATAGCAAAACTATCCATCATTTGCGTAGGTAAATAACCTTTAGATAGTATATAACTAATAGCAGCTCTAGCTTTATTAGTAGCTGTTGCAGCTGCATTAGCTATTTCTGCTTCGCTTATATCTAGCTTCTGACCTTTTCTTCTATCTCTTAAATAATTAGAATTCATTAAGAACATGAAGTCCTTCCAATATTGTTTCTGGTTAGCAAATGCTTTACCCGCTTGATAAGGATTATTAAAACTCCAGTTGATAAAGTTAGTAGCAGATATACTCTGCAACACAGCTGATCTCATGTTAAAGAACATGATAACACCTGTAGAGTTATTTATATAATCTAACACCCTGTTGCTTAGTCTATTTCCAGATGCTAGTCTATTTTTACCAGACTTCATTCTAGCTAATATATTTTCCATAGCTTCTCTATACTTAGGTCCATATATAGCTTCTAATTTATTTAAGTTCTTTTCAGAAAATATAAGATCAGCATTTTCCTGCCACTCTTTAAGAGCTTCAGCTCTATACAAAGTATTTAAACCATCAAGCAAGTCTGTAGTTATAGTACCCGCTAACCAGTCTTTACCTGGTTTAGTGTAATCATTATTTTTATTTATAACTAATAGTTGCTCAGCAAAAGTTTGTAATGTAGGATTTGCTTCTATAAAATCAGTTAGCTCTTTTAAATCTGTTTTAGAAAGTCCAGGTATGTCATAACCCATTGCTGTCCACACATAAACTCTTACTGCTTGTTCATTAGTAAATCCAGTTTCATTTGTTTTTCTAAGTTCTGCTGGTACATCTAATGTTTTCTTTAATGCTTTAAAATCATCCATTAAGTTTATACGCGCGGTACTAATATCATGTTTAGCTCTAGCATATGGATCTATTAAATGCTTTTTAAACCAAGCCATTTGTTTATCACCAAGTTTACCTTTAGTTAGCAATGGGTATATTAAACCCACAAAATCTTCTGCTCCATAAGGTATCCAAAACTTAAACTTACCTTTATGTGCTCCAATTGTTTTTGCTTTTGCAGCAGAGTATTCTTTAAATGATTTTACCCCTGTGGTTTGTTCTATGATATTATTAAAGTCCTCATCTACATTTTCGCTAAATTTCATTTTAGCTTGTTGCACTTCTGATTTAACATCTATTTGAGCTAATGCATCTTTAACGGCGTTAACATTTCCTATAGCATCATCAGCGAAATAAAAATCATTATATCCTTCTGCTGCTTTATTTATTATCCATTCTGCTTTAGCAGCACCTGTTGAGTTTCCTAAACCAGTAATGTTAGCTAAAGGTATATTTAAACCTTGTGATTTTAAAAACTCATGTATAGGTACTTGAGCTTCTGGTGCTCTAGCTGTTAATACAAACACATCCTCTGTACCTCTTGCGTCTCTAATTTTTTCAGCAACCTTAAACAAAGGTCCTCTTCCACCATCTCTAACAGTATTAAAATCAGTAAAGTCAAATGTGTATCCTTCACTAAGTAGCCTTTCACCTTGCGCAGCAAACTCTTCAGCATTAAGTTCAAGAGTTTCATCTCCTTTTTTAGCAAACACAATGTTATTACTTGTTGCTAACGTATCGTCAAAATCAAACACTCTAATCTTTTTAACTGGCGCGTTAGGATCTCTTGCTACATTTAAAGCGTTGTCAACAGTAGCTGCGTAACCTACTACATCTGCTATATTATCACTAGCTTTCATAGTAACCACATTGTTACTTAATACTTTTTTATTTACATTATTCGCAGCTATCATTTGTTCTGATAACTTAACAGCATCAGCAACTTCTTTTACTTCCTGTTTAGTATCTAAATCAAATAACCCATGCATAGGTCCACCAATAGTATATTGATTAACCCATCTTGTTATTGGCGAATCACCTATCTTATATCCAAAAGGCATGCGCGATTGGAATAACGTACCAAAATTACTATTAAAGTCTACATGTATAACACCTACGGTATAGTTTTCTTTTAATTTTTTAAGATCAACATCTGAATTTTTGTTAAACACATTATCAGCTATAGCTAAGTTAACAACAAGCGCAGGTATACCATGCTCATATTCAAATTGTTTTTTACCGTTTTTATTAAGCTGTGTAGTCGGTGGATTAATAGGTAGATATCTAAGTCTAGCAGCGGCTCTTATCGGACCTTTCATATTAGCTCCAAACCCCGCTGTAAGCATAGCTAAGTTTTCATTATTTCCTATGTTATTAGTAACTAGGTTGTTAGCCGCTTTGTAAGCATCTACAACAAAATTAAAAGCTCTATCTGCATCTTTTTTACGTCTATTTAATTCTGCTTCTGTCATGGTATTATTAACCATATCTTTAGTAGTTGCTTGCGTAGTTCTTCTTTGAGAGTTAACTACTTCAACGTTTCCTTTTTTATATTTAAATTCTACTTGTTCTACGGGATTACCATTAACATCTTTAATTGTTTTAGTTTTTACACTAATTATAGGATTTTCTTCTGTTGAAAAAACAGGTGCTATAAATTGGTCTATATAAGCTTGAACATGACCACCTGATCCTTCATTAAAGAACGTCATTAATCTTGTAGGATTATTACTACCATCTTCTAAGCCTCCTTTGTAATGCCAAAAATTAGCAGCTAGCTCTAATGGGTTAGAATAATTTTTCTTCATGTCATTAGCAAGTAGCTTTACAAAACTTCTTTGACTATCTATTTTAGTTCTAAACAAATCAGTTACACTACCTACACCGTAAAAATCAGAAATACTCTGTGTCTCGTCATTAGTTAATACATCGTTTATAAACTCTTCTACATTAACATCAATAGCTTGATACTTGTTTATTAATCTTCCATATGGAGCTAATATTCTATTTAAGTCATCAACTATTTGTGTTATCGCTTTTTTAGATAAGTTAGGATATACTCCCTCTACTACAGCTCTGATTTGAGGTTTTCTAACTTTAACATCATTGCTTATACCATCAACACCAACCATACTTTCTAAACCACTGAGTAGTTCTTCATTTATGTTTTCATTTAAAGCGCCTGAAAACTTAGTGTTTATACCTGTACCTATTGCTGTAGCAAAATTTTGTAACATTTCTTTTGCAGCAGCGTCTTTAGCTATATTGTTTAAGTTTTCTGTTGGAAAAGCTTTATCAATTACATCTACTATGTTATCGTTCATTGATTGCATAGTAACATCAAAACCAAATTGCTTAGCTATATTTTTAGCTAAAGCGTCTTTTCTACCACGCTTTTCAAAGAACTCTATAAACTCTTCTTCTGTTGGATTTAATCTAGAATATAAATTAGGACCTGCATTTGGGTTAGTATATACTAAATCTCCACTTCCTTCATATTGTTTTATCTTTGTTGGGCTTAAATTACTTGCTTCTAGTTTAGTTAAAGTTTTTTGCTTAGAGAGTCTTTCCATAGCCACAAGATCAGCTATAGACATGTTTTGCATTATAGTTGGTCTAATGGTTCTTAAATAGCTTTTATAAGCGTCTCCAGTACCCATAGACTTTTTAATTTCAGTAAACAAAAAGCTATCATAAGCATTTGCTAATTCTTGTCTAACATTTTTATATATATTATTAAGATCAGTCAAAGCTTGGGCATCATTAGGATTTTCTTTTAATCTAGCTTTTACATCATTTAACTTTACTGTTTGACCTTTTCTTTTACCAGATTTGTACGTAAACTCAAACTTAGGAAGTCTACCTCCAACAACTCTTTCACCAGCGTTTACTACCGTATTGTACAATTTACTATCTGTTTCTACACCTATTCCTTCTCTAAAACTTTCTACTTGCTCATCTAAATTTATTTCAGAGCTAGTATCAGCTATGTCTAAAGTTCTTGCTCCTTCTCTTTCTTGACCTATTCTTTTAGTACCTACAGGAGCTTCACCTTTAGTCAACGTCTTTAGTCCAGTACCTAATTTATTCTTAAGTTGTGAACCTATCCAACCTGCTAAATCATTACTTACTTGAGGATTAAATGTTCTTATATGCATCATCAACGGTCTTACAGCTGCAGCTACCGCATCTGGGTTGTTACGCGCTATAGCAAGTAAGTCTTTACTATATAATTCAAATATCTTACCTAGTGTTGTTAAGCCTTGTTCTGTGTCTAAAAACGTTTGCCATTCAGATTTACTTATTGGAGCGCCCTTACTATCTAATGCATACTTATTATATATCTTTAAAATCTCTTCTTCTCTGTTTTCTCTTCTTCCCGCTTTCTCTTCAGCAGTTTCCGCTATGTTAGCTGATGCTTTTTCTACTAAATTGTTTCTTGCTTCTTGTGTTGCTTTTCTTTTAGCTTGCACTTCACGTGAAGCTTCTAAAGCTTTTGATTGTTTAGCAGCTTCAATTACATCAGACGTTATTTGACCTGTAGATATAGCTTTACCTAATCCAATTAAAAAAGCTACAGCATCTGTTTGACCTTTAAAATCAAATTGCATTTCACCATTAGTAGCCGCACTAACACCATCGCTTGCGCCACGACCAAACAATGACGCGAATCTAGGATCAAGTGGAACATTATCGTTTCCAACTTCTTCTAAAAAGTTCATTACAAGTTCATCTGCCATTTGCGAAGCTTGTCGATCTCTTACTAATATTCTAGTCAACACATCACTTCCACCTTCAACGTTGTTTAAATAATCTACAATAGCTTCTGCTAGTGGAGTAAAGTCTTGTGAGTTGGTTCCTAATAATTTAGTAAATATAGCATGACCAATTTCATGTGTACCTACTTGTAGTTTATTATTTTTAACCGCATTATCTACTACTACTAATGAGTAATCCTTAGTTACTTCTTTACCATTTATTACAACTGGACTGAAGTTCAAACCGTTATTACCGTTTCTTATTCCTTCTTTAGCTAGTCTTATTTTTTCTACTTGACTTTCTATAAACTCTTCACTTTGACCCGCTTTAGTTAAATCACTTCTTACCTCATCTATTATTTTATCAATGTATCTATATGATTCTTCTTTACTCTGTACTTTACCTAGTGTTATATTTAAATTAGCTTGTTGATTTATTTTAGATTGGAGTTCAAAATTAGCATTAACTCTATCTTCAATATATAAATCTTCAGCAATAGCTTCAACCTCATCTATGTTAGGTTGAAAGTCATTGCTCTTGTTACCATCACTTCTAATTTTTTGTTTAGCACGTTGCACATAGTCATCATATGCTTTTGTATCGTTCTTTTTTAATAAAGTAAAGTCATTACCAAAAGCATTTGAATTTTTAAATATATTAGAGGTATATTCATTAGAATCAAATTGCTCTTTAATTCTTCTAAGTTGCTGTTGCTTTACACCAGGTGCTAGTTTTTTAGAATTAACTATTTCTTCAGCTTGAGATCTTAACTGTTCACTTCTGATCATAGATAAAGTTAAAGCGTTGTTAGCGTCTTTAGATAAAGTGTTATTTATAAAGTCAAACTTTTCTTTAGCCATTGTATTTAACTTGTCTTTAACTTCTCCTATTTCTTTATCATAAGCTTCTATAACTCCTGATTCAACTCCTTCTAATCTTAACTGATCTCTTTGCGTCTGTAATGACTTTAAGTCTCCTGATAAACCTCTAAACTCAGCCATCTTACCATAGTCAGTAAATGTTTGTGCAACCATACCCATTATCATAGGAGATGTAGACATTGCAAAACCAAACATACCACCAACAAACACAGCATGATCAACATTTTCAGTCATTGGTCTACCGTCAATTAAATTTTGGGTAATTTGAGTTAATCCTTCACCAACACCTTCTGATACACTTTCAAGTGGTATACGAGGTGCTTGAGATATAAAGTAATTTTTCATAGCCGTCCAATAATCTACAACAGATCTTTCACCCATTTTCTTTATCAACTCACCACCTCTTCTTAGTATAGGAACAGTTGTTAAAGCTTCAAACACACCTTCAGCAGCACCATATCCTACAGCAGCAGCAGCATCTATCCATTCAGATCTGTACTTACCACTTAGCTCTTGTTGATAATCATTACGCATCCAATGATCACCAGCCGCATAAGCACCTATTACCCATGGTGCAGCTGTACCACCACTAGCCATCATAGTTAAAAGTATAGGTATCTGTCTACCTACTTCTGTAGCTACAAACGTACCAAAACTACCAGCAAAAGCCCCTCTTCCACCCCACTCATTTTGATGAAATGAAACGTCTTTCATTAAATCATTTCTAACTTCATTCTTCCAGTCTTGATAAGTAACATTCATTTCTTGAGTCATTTCTTCTGCTAAATCCCAAGACTGTTTAAATATATTCATTTCGTCAGGTACGTCTAAAGCTTCTAAAGCTTCTCCCGCCCAATATGTAACATTAGCATACTTCATTGCTTTACCCACTAGATATGTAGCTCCAATACCTATATCAGAAAACATAAGACCAAATTCAGTAGTAGCTTTACCCCATATACTATAATCTCTTCTAAGTAAATCCCAAGCTGTTTCTAAATCATTACTTTCATCTGCTAATTTCCACGACTCATCTCTTCGCTGTGCTATAGTTTGATAATGAGCTTTTGATCCTTCAACTGCATTATTATAATCATCAAATAAAGCCTTACTTACTATCTTACCATTTTTTAATTTAACAGACTCTTCGCCTGGTTTAGGTGTAGGAAAATCTTCTGAACCAAAGTATACTTGTTCAAAATAATTTATCATCATACCATTTTCTGTTGCATTAAATTTAGATATTTCTATTTCATTTAACGCTGACAATTGAGCAGATCTAACTATGTTAGCATCTTTCTTAAGTATATCAAAACCTACTAGTTCACCTTTCTTTTCTGTTGAAACTTCAGCTAAATAAGCATCCCAATTACTATCTAAGATTTTAGCTTTCATTTCCTCATATCTAATTCTAGCTACATATGTCTGTATGTCTTCTACAGAAGGTGCTGGTTGACCAGCTTTGTTTCTTGCTTGACTTAATGTTTGTGTAGCTTGCTGCCATATTAAAGTTCCAGGTCCAGAATATTGTTGACCTAAATATCTTTCTGCTTCATTAGTACCAGGTCTTTCTTTCCAACCAACATTAGTTCCACCTGCTAAAGCTTGTTCAATAAATGTATTCTCATCTATTGTTTGATCCATTTCAGGATTTTCTAAATTAAATAAATTACCAGCAGGTACAAACTTACCATATGATCTTTTGTTTCTAGATTGATCAAAATATTCTCCTCTATCGTGGTCTTCTAAAAACATTTTTATACCTTCCGTAATAGGATCTTCAGTGATCTTATCAGCTTTCATAGTGCTATACTCTTCTATATTGTCGAGTATGTCAGGTACACTTGGAAAATATTTACCTGGATATGTCTCCTCTATTTTTTCTATCATTATTTGACGAGGAGTTTTAAATAACTGTGGGTTTGGAGTAAACACATCAAACGTCCCAAGCTCTGTAGTTTTAGTTTGAAAACTACCAAACTGATCTATATCGAACTGTTGGCTTTCGTTTATAGCTATACCACCTTCTTCAGGATTTTCAGAATTAAATGGAGTAGCAGCTATTTTATAGTAATCACCACCCATTTGAGACAAGTTCTTTTGAGTAGCTAAAACATCTAAACCATTCTGATTTATAAAGTTAAATAAAGAAGCTTTAGTAGAGTATAACGATTCAGTACCTTCTAAATGATCACCAACTCTAAAAGTCATTTCTTTACCGTTTTCAGCTACAACTTTAATTTTATCACCTTGACCTTGTTTAAAGCGCGCAGGTTCATATACTTTTTCAAATGTAAAATTAGGATATTGATTTGATAAAAAAGGTACAACTTCTTCGTCAGTGTCCGCTTTAGTAAAATAATAATCACCAGTTTCTAAATCTTTTTCATCAACAGCAGTTTCTCTAAGACCCCAGCTATGTACACCTGTATTTACTTTAGTAGTTTTACCGTCTTTACCTTTTACATTTATAGATATAGTAGGATTAGTTACATTATATTTTTGTATATAACTATCTTCTAATGTTATTTTTTTACTGTTTTCTAAATCTTTTTCGTATTGTCTTTGTAGATTTTTTACAGCTGCCTGATACTCTGTATTGTCTTCATCAAGCTTACCATCTTTAGTAAAACTATATTTTAGTTTATTTAAGCTATCATTGTAAGTCTTTCTTATTTTCTTGTTTCTTTGAGACTCTAATTCCGATGAAGAAAGTCCCGAAGATGAAGCCGTAGTTTGTAGTGGTATCTCTGCACCCTCTACAAAATCTTCCGGCGCAATATTCATGGCTTCTACGGAATTTGCGCCTAACAGCTTTCCCGCTTCTTCGCTGTTAACATCTGGTTCAACAATGTTAGGTATAATTTCTGACATACCTGAATTATCTTTAAACGCTTTAAAGTCAGGGCTAGTTACTACACCTTGTGTGTCTAAATACTTATAGAACTTAAATACATCTTCATCATTTTTAAATGAATTAGCAAATGAATCTAATGAAGACATGTCAATTCCTAAGTCAGATACATTTAAACCATAAGTGTTTACAATGTCATATGCTTTTTTATAAGCAGGGTCTTTTAAAGTTACGTCCATATTTTATTTTATTATACTCCTGGTAAATTATAACCTTTCATGTTTTTTCTTCCTTCCGAATTGCCTAGTAAATATTGATCATTATCATTTACTCCATACATGTACATTATGTTTTGCTCGGCTTCGGGATTTAACAATCCATTATTATCTACACTAAAATCTTCTGTGTTTATTAAACTTGTATATCCAGTTACTTGTGAATCTTTTAAATTTGGAAAATTGTAAACCATATTTTCATTAGGATTACCTCCAGCTTCTTGCATTAATTCATACAAAGATTTTTCTCCTTGTTTTATGGGTTGTCCATTAGCATTTACTTTTTTAAGTTCTGAACCTGCAAAAACGTGACTAGGATTAGTTACATTTTTATTAGCGTTCTTCAAGATTGTTGGATCACTTGATCTTATTTGCTGTGCTATCTGATTACTAACTGGTTGACTAGCGTCAAACTTGTGATTTGTAAAACCTTTTTTAACACTTGTAAAAGCACCAATAGAATTAGAAGCATGTGTCTTAGCGCTAGCTGTATAACCGCCAGTAGCTGTTCTACCTACTCTTTCTTTTTCTTGCTCACCTAATATAGTCATTGACTGTTTAGACTTCATATCACCTATAAAACTTGCTTGAGCATCTACACAAGCATCAATTAAATCTTTTCTTGTTTTATTATATTCAGCTTCATCTATTGTAAAATCTTGGTTTTGATGATCAAAAGAAATTAAATCACCATATTTTGCTAACAATGCTTTACCTTCTTCACTTTCGCTTAATTTTTTTAGCTCACTAGCATCAAGACCAGCTTCACCTTCATCAAATTTATTTGCTATCTTAGATATTTCTCTACTTAGTCCATCTAAGTGTGCTTTAGTAGGAGCAGATCCAAAAGTTTGAAAGTCACCATCTTTAAATCTATCGTCAGTTATATAACCAGCATTTGCTAATTGAGTAAATTGTTTATCAAAATCAGTTCTATTAGTTTGGTTTTCCAACCATTTTCTAGATTCTTTATTATTTAGCAAATTAGCTTTAGCGTCCATAGGATCTTCATACTTTACTATCTTCATAGTATTAGTAGCACCATCCCACTCTTGTTTTACTTTAGGTGGTGATGCTAAAATACCTCCTTGGGCATACCAACTTTTAACATATTTATCATCGGTGTTTACATACACATTCATTAATGAATCATCTTCACCTATAGTTCTAGACTCTAAAGTTTCACCTGTCTGTTTAAAAGCCTTATACTCAGCATCATAATCAGTAGACTTAGTTCGTTCTATACCATCAGCATCTTTGTATTTATAAACTATAGTAGTTTTATCTCCAGTTGTATCATACTTTATATCTGTTAAATTACCTGAAGACATTACAGAGCTTAATGTTATTTCATCTTTATACTGATTCATAGCGCTTCTAGTAATTTGCCCTACGCTACTATTCATCTCGTTAGCTTTAACATGCTTAGATATAACTTGTGAATTGTTAGTTACAGATATAGCTAAAGCTGCTTGAGCGTCTAAATCTTGTCTTGCTGCAGTAACAGCTGCGTTATATCTTCCCTGAGCTTCTTTTTTCTCTTCACCACTAAGCCTTGGATTATTAGCTTCTACTTCTAATTTATATAAATTATCTGCTACAGTACCTATATGCTTAGTCATACTTTCTTTCATCATAGTATTAGCATCTTTTATTTGATCTGTATATAATTTAGTATATTCAGCTCTATTTTTCTGTGCGTTTTCCATAACTTTATTTGTTTGGATACGCATTTCTTTATTATAAGATGCTATTCTACCTAAAGCGCTCACGCTAGCTTGTGTCGCTTGTTGTACTGTTGCTACTCCAGCTTGTGTTAAAGCAGATTGTTGTGGTGTTAATTTTACTTGTCTTTGACTCATAATCTATTTGTTACGCGAATGCTTGGGTTAATGCTCCATCAGGTCCCATACCTGCAGTAGCAGCACTAGTTGTACCTTGAATACCTGCCATTAGTGAAGCTGCAGCAGCATCTTCAAGACCTAACTGACGAGCTCTCATAGCGTCTAATTCACCATACGCTCTATCTATAGCTGCTTGATCTCTAGATTCTTGCATTTGTAGTTTTATATTAGCAGCTTGTGTACTACCTGCAATAGCAGCTTGCTCTATAGCTATTAACTGAGACTGCATTTGTTGTTCACCTTGTGCTCTTAGTTTTTCATTTTGAGCTTCTTGACTTTCTATATCTGCAGCAACGTTTTGTTTGCTTTGCATAGCGGCTCTTGCTAATGCTGTAGCTCCACCAGCACTTGATCCAGTAGCTGCTAGTGTATCTAAAGTATTAGCTAAAGCAATATCGCTCTGCTCCATTTTAAGTTCAGCAGCTTGGGTAGCTACTGCTAAGTTAGCCATAGGATTACTAACCATGGATTTCATTGCTCTAATATCATCTCCAGGGTCATATACCGCTTCGTCAAGATCTTGTCTTGCTGCTAATGCATCATCTACAACACCTTGTTGAGCTAATATATCGCCCTCCATTTTATTTGCTTTGTTTTTTTGTACTGCTGCGTTAATACCTCCTATTACTAATGGAGTTGCTACCACAGCTATTGCTGCCATACTCATTTTATTCTAGTTTTAATTTTGGATCATTATAGTCTCTAGCTATTACATCTTCTACAGCTTCTTCAACAGTTGTTTTGTCTGTTGGATGTACTGTTATCCATACACAATCTTCGTGCACGTATAAAATTCTTTGTGTTCCTGGTTCTGTCATACCATGATAAGGAGCTTCAATAGTTTGAACACCGTTATCTGATATTATAGTTGCTTTACCTTTCATAACGAAGAAAGGATGCTTCACTTTATGTATTACAGTAACATACAGTAAGTTCTTTGGCATTGATATTTTACGTATGTAAGTACCTTCACCAAACTCATGCTCTAAGTTAGCACCGTTTATATAGTCTATTTCATCATGTTCAGCAAAAGAAGTTCTACAAATAGCATCTGGTAACATAGCCATTTGCTTTTGAAATTTTACAATTCTTTTCCTAAAATTTTTTTTACTTATAATACCAGCTTCTTTAGCTAGTTTTATAAGCTCTTTATTTTGTTTCATTTAATTTAAGATGATTTAACAAATGTAGTACCAACAGACCATAGTTCTTTTAATCCGCCTAAGTCCGTTGACCCATCTGTTGATATTTTTACAGTAGCAAAATAACCTTTTACACCAGACACTACACTTTGTAAAGTTCCATTAGCGTCTTGATACAATACTTGATCTTGTCGTATTGGACTACTAGTAACAAAATTAGCTACATATAAGTTTTCTTTTCTATAAAAACCAGCTCTTTTAGGATAACCATCTGCATCGTAGTATAAACCTTCATCATAACTTTTTACTGAGTTTACACTATCTTGATAAGAAACTTTATCAACATATTGAGGTGGTGCAGTTAATGGAATATCAGGATCAACTCGTTGCTCGCTAGATAAAAAGTAATCTACTTCATAGCCGTTGTCTCCTTCGTAGTTAATAGTTTGAAATACTTTTTTAGCTGAAGGAAAAGCATTTACAACAAAAGTAATATTAGAATCACTTCTATTTCCATAAAATACTCCTCTATTATTAATCACATCTTCAGCGTGATGTTTCCATAATGATACATCTTTTAAGGTATAATATGTATTTTTTACACTAAATAACCATGAAGGTTGATAAGTGTAAAAGCTAGGCCAACCTAAAACATTTTCATCAAACGATAGTGTAGAGTAAGAATCTTCTGTATCAGTAGATGTAGATGTTTCAATGTAAGATAAAACATATTGTCTGTCATGAATATCCCATCCACCTACTATTTTATCTTTAACTAACTTAATAAAGTAAACATCACTTGTCTGAGGTGTTGGTCCAGGAAAAGAATAACTACCAGACATATATATAGTCCATTCATTATAATCAGGACTACTAGATATTAACGATACTGTAATTTGCTCTACATAAAGATCTGTATTGATTCCATTAACAACTATACTCATACCCATTTCAATATCAGGTACTATGCTTGGATCTAACTCTATTGTGAATGTACTAGTTGTACCTAACGTTTCCGTTTGATATCTTTCTGTAACGTAGTTTTTATATTCATCGTTTAACTCTGCTGATGTATCTCTAAAATAATCTTGCATACCATATTTAGATATCTCAGTTAATCCATCTCTAGACAATCTCATTACAGTGCCTCTATATCTATCTGTAAAATATCTTCTAAAACCAAATTTAGCAAATGATTCTGGGTTTCTACTTATACCAAAGTCTCCTACATAAGGTACTACTTGACCTATAACAAGATTAGACGAGGTAACAGTTCCACCGCCTTCTGCTGAATATATAGCATCTTTATCTATTAACGCTCTATGTACTTTATTTTCTTGAAATATTGTTAAGTCATTGTCTGATGCGTATAATCTTTGTATACTACCGTAGTGTGGGTCTACAGTTTTAGAAATATCCTCTCCAACAGAAAATACATTTGTTCTATTAATACCTGTTCTTGAGTTATATACTCCTGAATATATTAATGAACTTGCTCTTCGTTGTCCAATATTTAATTCACTTTGTAAAAATGCTCTTTGCCCTAAGTCTACTATAGTGTTATTAAAACCTCCATCTATTCTAGCTTCTTCAACAAACCAGTTGACCTCTGAAGGATCACCTGGATCTAAATCAGTTAAGGCAGGATATGTTGAATATCCAATAGGATCCCAAGGTAAACCAGGAAACACAGGAAATACACCTCTTGCATACGGACCATTTGCTACACCGTCACCAGAAAGGTTAAGTAAGTTTACTTTTTTTATCCAAAAAGAATTAAAATATTTTACACCTATTACTGTTGCCATATCTAAAAATAAAAAGTATAAGTTATTTGCCCTTGATCATCAGTTAGACCACCGCCATCCGTCACTTCACAATCTATATAAAAATTGTAATTACCATGTGTGTTACCTGTTCTAAACTGTGCTAACTGCTGCGCTATTACAGGATCAAAATTAAGTATACCGTCAGTAGCAGTTAAATCAAATATTGCATTAACATCAGCTTCATTGTTGCCAAGACCAGTGGAAGCTGTATAATTAAAAGTTAAATCATTGTACCAATTGCTAGAATCACGAGAACCGTTTCTAGCCCACACTCCTCTACCTAATGCTACTTCATATATTGGCGAACTTGGCGATCCAATATTAACACCTCCTCTACCGTATATAGTATTAATACTTCCTGGAATTAAATTTCCATTTATAGTAGAAACAGTTGGTAAAGGTTCAGTAGCTCCATTTAACCATACTGCATAGAAATACCCATTACCAGTTAAATCAGGGTAAAAACCATCTAATATAGGACTACCACCAATATATGGTCTAACATTACTTATTGATCTTGAAAAATTAACTATATTTGAGTCTCCACTTATACCATTGGTAGCGTTTAGTTCAAAAAAGAAATCTCCACCAGTAACTCCGTAATAAAAATTTTTATTAGCTTTTATATTGAACCTACCTGTTGGCGCTGGAGGTGATCCAGCTAACTGCTGTTCTATTAAGAAAGCGTTGTTAGTATATGGAGGGGCTTGATCTGGGTTTAAGTTAGGCCCACCATTAAATGAAACTGATAGTATATCGCAAGTATTGTTTGAGTCTAATATTGGTGTTCCAAAAGAGTTTAACAACTCTATAGTTCCAACCGTGTCATTTGGTTCTACATCTTCAGGTAATTCCCAAGAAACAACCCTAATACCATCAGGTGCTAAACTACCAGCAGCAATATCACTATTTAATTCAGTTATTAATCCTGTTGTAGATGTTTCGTAAAATATTTCTAAATTAGAAAATGTAGGTTTAGTTTCATAAACAGCAGGAAGTCTTTGTTCAGTTTGAAAAGCTGGTTGTGTACTAAAATAACCTATTTCTCTATTATTATTATCAATACCTACCATAAAAGCTGTTTTGCCTTTGTTAAAAACTTCAGGGTTTATGTCCAAGTAAGTTGGCACATATGTTCCAGTACTAGAAGTTGGATCTTGTGCCCATTGTGATGGATCATATATAGTAGATATTTTACTAGATAATGTAGGTGTAAAATTTATTTTATTATAAATATCAGTTTCATTAATATCATATTTTGTGTCTACTCTATTATACAATTCAACTGAAGAACTAAATTCTTTTTCATTTGGCCCAACGTTTTGAAGATCTTTAGGTACTTTATTTATATTATCTTTAACTAGTGTTTGATAAGATATTTCTTGAAAAGAACTAGAATTATCACGATGATACATATTCCAGAAATACACATTATAATAATCTTGCTCTTGTTGTTTTATAGCAAATTTATATGTTGAAAAACCTAATGGGTTTGTAGAAAAGAAAGAACCAGGCGCATATAGACCAGGATAATTTTCTATATTTAAAGTAGAAGGTATTGCAGTAGTAAATACAGCTTGTAGTTCGTCTCCAGCCCAGTTTTTAACCCAATTATTGGATGCTTGATCACCACTTCCTGTTAATGCTTGATCAACAAATGGGTGATAATAACTTGATCCACCGTATAAAGTCGGTGGACTACCAACCTGTAAGCCATTGTCAACATTTGATAATATTACATCAGTTTGTCTACCGTATCTATCAGATAGTATAACACCTAATTGATATGTTCTATTTTGTTTTAGAGAATGATTAGGTAGTTCTCTTTTAGTTTCTGAAAAAGGTACATCTCTTTTTTCACCAGAAGTTAAATTGTAGTCTAAATGTAATGGAAATGAATGTTTATCTATATAGTTACCATATACAACTCTATTACCTACTATTTCTTGAGTAGCAGCTCTCACTGGAACTTTATCATATGCTCTTACTATTTCAGATTCTGGTAAAGTTCTTATTGGTTTTCTAGATTGATACTCATATATAATGCCAAAGTCATCGTATTGATAATTAGTTATATCAGAAACAGCTATTTCATCAACAACTCTAATAGACGTTTCATTAGAAAAAGTACAAAGTATTTCTATATCTGTAACTTTAAGAACATCAGCAGCTGTACCATTTCTCCAAGGTTGAGGTAAGTTTCTTATATTAAGTGGATTAGGTATTCTTAATTTTACGCAATTAACTTTATTACGCATCGTTTGATTAATAGTTGTTTCAGATATATTCCTTTCATCATCAACTTGTATATAACCGTAGTTATCTGGTATAAAAGCGTGAGGAGTAAATGGAGCTATTAAAGAGTACTCATTATCATCAAACTTTAATCTATAACTAAACCTTATAAACTTGTCTTTTAAAAATTCTTTATCGCCAGGAAAAGCATCATTATAATCAGGATTAGGAGCTTGTATCTGTAACTCTAAGTTGTCTACATAACCACTTGGTACATCAGGAGAAATTTCAGCTTCCACGTAATTTGCGGTATAGCTTACTGAAGATATAGTGTATTCTGTATCAGGTGAAAAAACTTTTCTACCCCTATCGTCAAAGCCAGAAACTTTGTATCCCACTTGTATAGCCTCTTCCATTTTTGGGTCATTACCAGCATAGTTTTGTAATTCACTAAATCTAATAGCGGTTGTTGGACTACCTGGAGCAGCTGTGTTAGTACTTGAAGCATAATAAGCAGGTAACCACTCACTGACACAATCTTTTAATCCAAACTCTGTAAACACTAAAGTTTCTGTTCCAGTAAAAGCAACCGGCGTATTTAATGTTATTTCATTGGCAGCACTATCTATACTTTCTATCCATACACCTGTATTATTCCAAGATGGTATAGCATTTTTTACCGTGACTTGCATACCAACAGATAATAAATCTACATCCATTTCTAGAGTCCATGTAGTTGAAGCTGTTCCACCTGATTCTAGTTCTGATTCGTATTGAACTAAAAATCTGGCAGCTTCAAATGGGTAGTATTTAGCAACAGATATATGATCTTCATTAGTGTAATACGTAGGATTACTTAAAGCAGTTTTCCAATTTATTTTTCTAGGTTGATTTCTATTATCAGTCCAAAATAAAAGATCTTCAATAACGTTCACACCTGTTATCTCGTGTGTTTTAGAAAAGTTTAGAAAAGGCCCGGTGACTAAAGCGTTTAATGAATTATTTATAGAGTTGTAAAGCAATATATAATGATTACTTCTAACACTCGCAAAATTAGAAAGTCTATCGCTTGAAGAGTCATTCCAGTCTGTTAAAAATATAAATATATTACTAGTAGTTTCATCAGCTAAAAAACCTATTGGCTTTAACTTTGTTAATTCATAATCCGTTATACTATCAAAAGATCCGCTTATTGACTGTAATAGATTTGAAAAATTAGAAATAGGTGTATTACCTAATATGTTTTGAAACGTACCTACATCAGCACCATCTGATCTACTAATGGTTACATTCTGAGCATCTTTGTACTCGCCTTGTGGAATTAATCTTTCGTCTAAGTCTTTGTTCATTTTAGACTTAATGAAAGTATTTTTAGTTTCAGCCATATTTAATGTTTAATCCATTTAGATTTACCTCTCATAACCTGAACAAATTCATCAGATTTAATATTGCTTAATCTTATTTTAGCATTTCTTAACGCTGCGCTTCTATCTCTTTGATAACGCTTAATAACGTATTCAGGGACATTTCTCATCGTAGACAATAATGAATACACTATGTGTTTATACATTGCATCCTCGGCCATCTTAGGTACCTTAGTGTCGCCATTAGCAGCTAAACCGTCTGATATGTATTCAAACACTATTAACAACCCAGCTAAATCACTAGAAAAAGATATTTTACCTAGTCTTTCATTTATCGTAAACCTACCATTAGCTTGTGCTTCTTCAGGATTTAAACCATACATTCTTCCGTACCAATTTAAAGTAGGGTAATATCCCCAATAATCACCCCATGGATATTGTTGCCATATATCGTTATAGTTCCAGTCCTGCGTTTTGTATCTATCTTCAGTTAAAGATTGTTGAGCTTCTAAATTATTTTCAAACCAGTCTTGAGTAGGTATACCAGTATGATCTTGAAGTGGTAATTCTGTAGGATTACTTGTTATTCTTGTAGGATATATTATTCTACGTATACCACCTTCATCTATCCAAGATAATCTTACATAGTTAACATAGTCTTGTGGCATAGGCACAGATAAACTAGGAGGGATAGTAAGTTCTTGTGATCTTATACTTTTTAAAGTATCATAACTAAATTCTTGTAAACCTCTTTTAGCATGAAATATAACGTCTGATCTTTTAACTCTTGGTATTAACTTGTCTTGACCTACGTAAGTTATTAAAAAGTTATTTATAATGTCGTCTAGTGAAACATATCTATAGTCACCATAGTTTTCTGTTATAGCAGATTGTTTTAATTGACATAACATCCAACCTCCACTATATGAACTAGTAGTTCTTACTTTAGTTCCTTCAGGATTTACTATAGACACTTCATTTTCAGGAATTAAAGTTGGCACTGCACCAGGAGTAGCTATTCTATATAGATTAAAATTAGATGCTGAATCTACTTGTACGCCAGAAACGTTAAATGCACTTACAAGTTGAGTATTAAAATTTAAAAATGTAAATTCATTAGTGCTAGGTGAACCTGAAGGTACCTCAACTAAATGCTGGCCTGAGTAGTATTGTGCGTTAGATTCTGACATTGATTATTGTTTTTCGTTTACTTCTTCTTGTTGTATTTTTTGTGAAGCTACTTGCACTACTTGTGGATCGCGAATAACTACACCAGCATAGAATAATATATTAATAATTATTTCAGTTCTTTCAGACTCTTGTAATTCAAAATTAACACTACCACCACTTGGTATTGGAGCAGGTGATACAACACCTGGATCTGAAAAAATAAATTCACCTAAACTACCTACAGTATAAGCCCAAATAGGATTAGAAGGTTTTTTAATGTAGTCTATTATTATAGATTCATCAGCAGTTATAGATGATGGTAAAACTTTTATTTTGTTACCCTCGTATAAGTATTGTGGATATTTTTTAGTTGGAGCAGCTAGGTTAGAGTTTCTAAGTAAGTTAAATTCATGACGTGTTACTTTCTCTGCTTCAACATATACATCACCAAAAGAAACTGGAGATATATTTGTGTAATCTCTAAAGGTTACATTACCTAATTTATATAAATTTGCAGGTACTTCAAACCCGCCAGAGTTATATGTTAATTGTGCGGTTGTTCTAAAAACTTCTAGTTTTTCTTCAGTTGCAAATAGTCTATCAGAATAATCAACATCAGTCTGAAAAGCTCTAGCTTGTTGATTAAGATCATCAAAATATCTTTCAAATATTTCTTGCTGAACTTGAGCGGCTATTTTATTAAACTCAAAAGGAGTCATATAACCTCTTTGCTCTTTATTTAATATTGTTAATACCGTTTGGTATACATCATTTACTTTAACCATTTGCATTTATTTAAAAAGAGGCCGGCAATCCCGGCCCCTTAATGATTATAATCACTTGTTATTTTAGTTTTTTCTCTAATGATCTATAAACATCTAAACCTTCATCTGTTTTAAACCAAGCGGCTAAAGCAGAATATGGGTTTTCATCAAATGGAACTGTCATTAATTTACGACCAGTATTACCCCAGGTAAAAGTTCTTTGATCAGACGAAAGTTTTATAAAACCTTCTTCTGTAGCTCTTATACCAAAGTTTCTTAATGTTACATTTTCATCAGATACTAATTCTAAGAAAGCAAATGGATTTTTTCTAGCCATTAATAGAATATCTCTTTTTATTTCCTTAGAACTCATCTTATTAACTCTAGAACCTATTTCAACTCTTAATATAGCTTCAGCATGATCAATTTCTAAGTCTTTAGCTATGTTTAAAGCATCTATTTCAGTTTCTAGATAATCAACATCTTGTATAGCGTTTTCCTCTGGCTTAACTTCAAAATATACTTGATCTCTTTTTGGATGATATAGAGATAAAAGCTTTTGTAAGTTTTGTTGTTCTCTTGTTACTAATAAATTTCCAGATTTAAAAACAATATGTCCTAATGTTGCTTCACCTTTTTGTTCATCTATAAATGGAGATGACATGTTAGTAGCATATCTTAATTCTCTTTGTACACCTTGTTCTTCATCGAAGAATAATAATGGTGATCGGGCTGAATGTTTTGAAGCTATTCTATAAGTTAATGGTTGTCTTCTACCTTTTAACTTATATAGTCTATCTTTTATTTCCCATGTTGTTTCTTTGTTTTCCATAATATAATATAATATAAAATAAATAAAAAGCTAGAGCACCGAAGTGCCCTAGCAATATAATCATCTTATTTTTTGAATAAGAAGAAGTTGTTAGCAGCTTGAGTCACTAGACATCTTTCAGTTAAGAAATGTACGTCCATTGCATCAACGCCGTTAGTGTAAGCACCGCCAACTGAACCAGTCACCCATGACTTCATTCTACGATCATCAGCTTCAGAAGCTCTATATCTTACGTGTAAGAAAGGTCTTCTAATATTAGATCCTAAAATTTGATCATAAACAGTGGATGTTCCAGCAGGTACTAATACACCTTGGATGTCTTTAGTTAAACCTCTTGTAGAAGCATCGTTAAGATATTTCCAGTCAGTTTTGTAGAAGTCATAAGAACCTCTTCTAAATCCATCAAATCCAAAGTTTAACGCCATGCTAGCTTCGTTATCGAATAAACCGTAAGAAGCTCCAGCTTGATTGTTACCTTGTGTAGCACCGTTTACTTGAGCGATCATGTTGTCAATGTTCAATGCTAAAGTTCTATTACAGAAAATCATGTTTTCTTCAATAGCACCTTCATAGTCTAACTGAGCTAAGATTTCATCAAAGTCAGCTAAAGCACCAGAACCACCTGCACCAGCAGCAAAGCTCTCGTATACGTGACCTCTAGATTCTATAGCAGCGAATAAACCTTCTGTACCTTTGTTACCTGTGTAATTACCACCAAGGGCAATAGCAGCAACACCAGATCCAGCTTTAGCAAGTTCACCTTCAACTAACGCCATTTCAGTATAGTCTTCAAATCTTAATCTTGTTTCAGATTCAGACTTTAAGAACCATAAGTATCCTGAAGTACCATCTTCTGTAGCAACTTCAACCCAACCGATTTGAGCAGTATCAGAACCGTTGATCTCAAACTTATCTCTTAAGATAATTGGAGAGTTAGCGTACTGAGTAAAGTCTGGTTGAATAGAAGAAAGAGCTGAGTCATCAGAACCTTTTTGCCATTCAGAACCATATACAAAAGCAACGCATTGTGATTGAGCTGCGGCAGAACCAGCTTGAAAAGGAGCTGGAGATGATGTTAAATCACTAAATTCATAAGGCTCAACATCTACAGTTGCAGTTCTTTGAGCACCTGAAGTACCACCAGTAGCTGCATCAACAGCAACTATGATACACTTTACAGATTCACCAGCACCTACGTTTCCTGATATATCTTTACCATAGATAACGATAGTTTGATTTACTTTAAAAGCACATTCTTTATCATTATCTGTAGTATTATCTGGATCGATAACAACTGTAATCTCGTTAGTACCTGTTACACTAACATCATCATAAGAAACGTGTAGTCTGTTTTGTTCAGACCAAATTACTTGATCAGATGTCATTGGCATTTCAGCGCCTACCATTCTCAAGAAACCACCAATAGTTCGGTTTCCGTATCTTTCAACTTCTTGCTCGTACAATTCTGGTAAGTATTGTTGAGCAAAGTCATTGTCACCTTCGTCAAATTTTAAATAGTTTGACTGTAAGGTTAACTTTTTCTGTGCCGGCTCTAAGTTAGGACCTAGCGCAGGAGTCATTGTTCCCATTTTTTATTTTATTTTCTTTTTTGTATTTTTAGTTTTCTACCATCGGAACCTGTGATTGCTTTAACTTTTAATCCATTAATATAAACTTCACCATTAGACGTAGTCCTTGGTGTATTACTTATATTTTTAGATTTAGCCATTATGTCTTTAGTTGCATCAGCAACACCTTGTTCATAAAAATGCTTAGCTAAAGTATCTGCATTTTCTGCGGCAAATATAGCCTTGTGATAACCATCGTAGTCATTAACAACACCATCTTTATTTAGGAACTTCCCTACAAGATTCTGTAAATTAGACTGTGTTTCGGCCACATCACTCGGATTTGGAACTTTATACTTAAAAGATTTTTCACCTAAATTAAAATTGAAACCTTCAAAATTATTAAAATAATCTTTTGTTTTAGCCGTAAAAAAGTTTCTAGCTTCATCCGATTTTTTCTGGCTGTCGTTGTAGCGGTTGAAAAAGTCCATTGCTTTTTGTTGTTCTTGAGTTACGCCCGGCCTCAACTTGATTTCGTCGTAGTATTTACTCTTAGTGTCCTCCAAAAATTTACGTGCTTTAGCAACCTCTTCTTTATACGCAAGACGTTTCTTACGTATAGTTCTTTCTTCGTCCTCTTCTTCATCATATCCAAAATTATCTTCCATTAGAAAACTTATTTCTTCTTGATCAAGATGAGGTCTAGTATTTTTATAATATTCGTTCAATAAAGTTTTTTCATCTATATTAGAATAGTCTTTGTTTATTCTAACATAATCTTCTACAGTGCCACCTGTTTCTTCCATAAACTTAACAAGCTTATCAATATTTTCTGGTAATACTCTTTCTTGTGTAACAGGAGTTGTAACTTCTGTTGTTGTTTCTACGGGTGTGTTTTCTACTTCTTCTAATACAGGTTTTACTTCTTCAACTTCTTTGGTAGGTTCTTTTTCTTCGTGTGTTGATCCCACTTCTTGCAATCCCACTTCTTGTTCTTTCTCTTCCTCATTAGACTGTAACACAACTTTCGCTGGCTCTGACTCTTGAACGGCATCTTCTTGTTTTTTAGTTAAGTCAACCTTTATTTCATTCGGTTGATCTGTAAATTTCTTAGGTCGTTTAATTTTAAACTCACCTTCTTGTTTTACTTCTTCTGACATAATATAATATAATAGTTAATAATTCTTACTGTGGCGCAAAGTCTGCCATAGTAAGGGGTTGTTCTTGTTGTTCAAAATTTGTTGGTGCTAGATCATTTTTTCTTTGAGCAATCATTTGACTTTGTTGTGATCCAGCTATTCTAGTTCTTTTATCTTTTCTATCTTCAATCATCTGCTCTCTAGCTTCGTCTTTTTTAACATCAAGCTGTTTTAATTGAGAATCATATTGATACTTTATTTGCATTTCTTGTTGCTTAATCTGAGCTTCTGCCTGCATTCGCTGTATCTCTAATTCTAATTTAACTTTTTCTAATTGAGCTTGAGTTTCAGTAAGTGCTTGTTGCTTTTGCATTTCAGCTAAAGCTGATTGTTCAGCTGCTTTAGCATTGGCTTCACCTTGAGCTTTGATGTTTTGAAGATTAACTTTTTCATCGTACTTTTGTTTTTTCTTTCTTCTAAATTTAAGTACTTGATTAGCTAATTTTAAATTTCTTATTTCTCTAATATCTATAGCATCTTCTAAATATATTTGACCAGCTTGTAAAGCTATTTGTATATTTTGCTCTAACTGCTGTTGCTCTTCTTCATCAGGCTCTAAATTTAAATATATACCAAAGTCATGTATATTTAAATTCATCAACTCTACTAAAGTTTCTGAATTATATTTAGATATACTATTTTCTAAAGCTATTTTAGTTAATGGGTACATTAAAGAATCAGCTACTCTCAATGATATATTCTCACATGTTTTTTGCGTTAAATATAAACTTGCTTGTAATATATGTCTTGTTGCTGTATTACTATTTGCAGCAGCTAACTTCTGTAATCCTACTAAAGAGTTTTTATCAGGACTGCTTGCATCTCTTGCTTCATTTAACCCGGTCACATCTCTTATCATTTGCAAATAATAATTATACGTCTGAATAAGAGCTTGTATTTTAGGCATACCATTAGAAGTGCTTAATTCTTGTATTGGTACTTTACCTCTATTAGGATCACCGTCTTGAGTTAATGATCTACCAACTACACTACCAGTTTGAAAATACATATTTAAAGCTTCAGCTGGATTATAGTTTGTACCATTACCAAGGTCAACTTCTGCTAAACCATCCATATCTAAAAACACACCATCAGGTACCATACGTGACATGACTTGCTGTAACTTTAAATGAGTTAATTGAATCATGTCCGCAAACGTAGTTATTCTACTAACTATAGACTCTATTCTACCTTTGTACATTCTTGGTGCACATAGTGTATAATTCATTTTAACTTTAACTGTGTCGGCGTATGGCCTTGTCATGTTCTCTGCCATTTGCCATTTTAACATCATTGGATGTCCTAATATTTTAGCTCCACTATATAGAACTTCTATAGCTCTATGTACTTTATTAAAGTTTTCATTTTCAGGTGGATTAAAAGTGTCTGTTTTTTCTATTGCTTTTTCTAAGCCTTGATCAGTCTTTTTAATTTTAAATACTTGATTAGCGTAAGTTTTATATTCAAAAAATAAAACTTGAATAGTATTTTCATCTTTTCTTCCGTTCCAGTTTCTAGTATAATCGTTATTACCAGGATACTTTTGTATAGTCTCTAATTCAGTAGATGTTAAATGTGGAAATTGTTTTTTAACCTCAGCTAAATTCATATTTTTAACCTCACCTATATACCATATGTCTTCAAAGTTGGGATCTTCTGTATATGAATATACTATATTAGCTGGGTCAACATAATCAACTGTAATACCTTCTGATTCGTTCCAGTTTGTTTTAACAGCTCCAATACCTAACACAGTTAAATCATAATTAACTCTACGTCTAACTAAGTCATACTTGTTTTTGTCTAATACATTGTTTATTATTTCTTCTTCAGCTATCTCTACAGACTGTTTAAAATCTAACTGTAAGTGAACTTCTAATTCTTCATTATCTTGAGGTCCCATGTCAGGGTTTTGCTGATTAAAAGCATTTACCCCTAATGTTTGTTTTGCTTGCTGTAAATAAGCTTTTTGATTTATATCTCTTAATAATTGCTCAGCATACCTAGTTCTAACTTGCATAGATGTAGGATCTTGAGCAAAAGCATTTACATCGTAATTTCTTTGAGATATACCATTAACTACAATATCTACAAATTTAGGAATAATAGGAACTGGTTTCCAGTCAAGATTTAAATAACTTAAATCACCATTAATAGCTAATTCATCTTTATATTTTTGTATAGATTGTTCTCCTCTAGCGTAAAGTCTTAATGTGTGAAACCATTGATAGTTTTCTTGAAACCTATTTCTAGATCTTCCTGCCCAAAACCATTCTCCTTCAATTGCTTGACCAACTCTGTATCCATACTCAGGAGTTGCTTTAACATCGTCTGGAACAACCTGATCTGGAAAGGTACTATTTGTATTAGTATAAATTTGCATCTATTTTATTATTTTAGAAGTTAATCCCTTATTGTCATATCTTTTAATTCCTATATTCATAGAAATTTTCTGTCTTTCAGGAATAGGTCTATATTTATTTTTGTTACAAGCCATTATAGCTAAGCCAGAACTAATAGTAGCATCGTGCTTTGTTCTATTGTTTATATTAAATCTACCCCAGTCCTCTAACGTACTTTGAAAATACATATCACCATATCCATTACCTAGATCTCCCACATATTCATTTATATAAGCTTCAATAGCAGCTGCATGAGCTTGCTTAATATCTTCACTTGTGTTTGGTATACCACCAATTTCTTTTTCTGTAGTAGAAAGTTTATTCCATATTTTGTCAGGACGATTCATAGAATAACCTCTGTAACCTCTACGCTTTAAATAATACAATAACCTAGGTTTATTATTCTCAGCAAGTATAGGCATACCATAAAATACTAAAGCTTTCAAAACATCCTCAAAAAATATATCTGCAGTCTGTGGTCTAGCTATATATTCTAAAAAGAAATGATTAGGAGGCGCATCCTCCATACTAAACTTAGTTAACCCATGTAAAGAACCTTTAGATCCTTTACCATCGACTGTACCTGATATATCATAACTATCACAACCAAAAGCTCCAACATGTTCATTTCCTGGATGTTTAATGTTATTTTTTATAATCACTCGGTTTTGTAAATTTTTAGGTGGTACCCATGAAATTAAAAACCTACCATCCTTGTTTGGGCTAAATACAACCTCAGTATCCTGCACACCATTCTTCCATAAAAAAGAACCTTTTGTTACATTAAAAGAATTACTTAACTCTTCGTTGTAATCTATCTGTTGATATATCTTAGTTAAATTAAATAAACTATCTTTAGCTTCATCTCTAAAAGCGTGTTGCTCAGTACGAGGAAACTGTCTATAATATTCATTTAAACTATCTGGATCGTTCTTTAATCCTTCAACTTCGTTTTCCCAGTGTTCAATGACTCCTGAGTCAATTGGGATATTGTCGATAGAGAGGATCGGATTTTCTGGCGTTGTGAAGACAGGAAGTCCAAAAGTATCCATGAATCCTTCGTAGTTCCACTCCATAGGTATGAATAAAGAGTAGAGTCCAGAAGATGTTTGTCCATTTTTATTTCGTTTCGTAACGTCTGAATTGTAGTATAATTTTTTGAAGTTGTTTCCACCTTTATCTAAAGCATTTGAAGTTGAACCCATCATACATTTTCCTACAACTCTACGTCCTAGTCTTAATGTAGTTTTTGTAACTCTCCAGTTGTTTAATATATTATCAGGTCTCTCCCACTTACCACTTTCATCATGAGCTAATAGTTTTAGCTTTTCACCATCATAAGAGTTATCACCTGTATTCTTCCAGTCTATCGTGGTGTCCAACCCCTGTAACTCACGGACCTGCTCATTGGTTTCAAGTTTCCTTCTTGTAAGCTTAGACGCTGGTACTCTGTAGGCGAGTTCGGTTTTAGGACGATCCATTCCGTCTTGTATTGGTTTGAAGAAGAACGGATAATTAACACTAATGGGTACGACTTTGTCTGTGAACATTTTCTTAGCGTCTGCACCAGTTTTAGATAAGAT